CAACATTTACTGTAGCACCAGGAGCAACTGCACCGGATGCTAACGTATTCTATGGCGGCGTAGCTACTACAAGTAATACCATTGCAGGGGTCGACGCAATTGTTAATGTACAAAAAACCGGCACTGCATATTCGCTTTCTTTTAGTAATTTTGGAGGCACAGGATATGTTGTTGGTGAGACTTTTACAATTGCAGGAACTGAACTTGGCGGTGCAACACCAACAAATGATGTCACTATAACCATTGATGCAGTAGACGGCGGAACAGGTGCAATAACTGCATCTAGTATAACTAGTGCAACTACTGGTGTTAACGGCGACAGTACTACAATTCTTCCACAAAATGTTTTAGGATCTGGCGCAGATTTTGAAATTGTAATGACACCTAGCAGTACGTATGTTGTTAACATTAACAGCGGCGGCGCAAATTATGGTCCTAATCAGACATTTACAATCTTAGGCACATCGTTATTTGGTGCCACTCCTGCTAATGATTTAACAATCACGATCGATACCGTTACCACTGGCGCTGTTGCTACCATAAGCGTAGCAGGAACAAGCACAGCAGGCGACGCTACGACTCTTGGTGTTGCACCACCTAATCAACCACAGGCTGGTTCTAGTGCAACATTTAATATATTAAGAAATGCAGGCGGGTATACTGCATCTATTGCATCCGGCGGATCAGACTATGCTGTCGGAAACAAAATAATTGTTCCAGGAACAAGTCTCGGTGGTTCGACACCACAACATGACTTAACAATTGAAATTGATACTGTAAATTCCGGATTAATTACTGGAGTTAGTACATCTGCAGAATCTATAGGATACCCAGGCGATCCGTTTACACTTATATGTACAGTGCAATTATCAGAACCTACAACTGCTGAAATTGCACTAGGTGCTGAGATACCGTTTACGGCACTAGCAACACTTGAATTAGAATTTACTTCAGCACATGGATTAGTTCCAGGTAGCACATTTATTGTTAATGTTACTTCAGATGAAGGTATTAACAATCATTCAATTGCAAGTGGTCCTTTTATAGCGTCTGATATTCCTTCGATTACTAAACTAAGATATCAAGCTCGTTCAGCAGGATTTATTGATGTATCTTCGGATGCTATATCAGGTCAAGTTTATCCAAGACCAGACAGCTTCTTTGTTCACAGACCGTTTGACGGCGGCGTGCAGCTAGGCACAGGCGGCCCACAACACGGCGCACAGGCAATACGTCAGAGTAAAAAGTATATTCGTTACCAATCAGGTAAAGGTATTATGTATACAACTGGTGCGTTATTTGCTCCAAGTTATGATTTACGTAGTGTAACATCTAGTGGTGTTGAAGTCGGTGACTTGATTACAGTAGTAACTGATGATAATGATCACGGAGTACAAAAAGGCGGCATTATTAGATTGCTGGGCGTTGAAACTCCTGGATACAACAGTGGTGATGAAACTGCTGTGCCTCCTAAATTCGATTATGAAGTTGTTAATGTCGTTGACGAAAGAACATTCCAAATAAGAGCACAAAGGCGTTTAGGCGCAACTGAAGCTGTACTAGGATTTTCGGCAGCAATGACAGTAGTAAGCTGGCACGGTGCAACTGTGCGTTCGGGCATCTTCGATGATCAAAACGGCATCTTCTGGGAATTTGACGGCACACAATTAAGTGTTGTACAACGTACAGGCACAAAACAACTTGCTGGAACAATTGCAGTTACAGTTGATAATAATTTGGTTACAGGAACCAATACTAGATTTGAAGATCAATTAAAAGCAGGCGATAGAATTATTATTAAAGGTATGACACATGTTGTATCACACGTTCTTAACCAAACATCATGTACTGTAACACCAGATTGGAGAGGCACAGTTGACGTACTTGCTTCAAAGGCTAACTTAATTTCAGATAAGAAAGTAAAGCAATCAAACTTTAACTTAGATCGTTTAGACGGTACTGGTCCGAGTGGATATAATCTTGATATTGGTAAAATGCAGATGATTGGTATTCAGTACAGTTGGTACGGTGCTGGATTTATCGACTTTATGCTACGTGGTGCAGATGGTAACTTTACATTTGCACATAGAATGCGTAACTCAAACGTTAATACAGAAGCATTCATGCGTTCAGGTAACTTGCCAGTGCGCTATGAAGTTAGTAATGAAGGCCCGAGCGGCAAAATAAAAACTGCAATGGATAGTAGTCAAACAACTGTAGTACTAGAAGATTCTAGTTTCTTTCCACCGGCTGGAACTATATACATTGATAATGAAATCATGCAGTTTTCTGGAAATAATAAAAATACAAATACACTTACAGGTGTAACTAGAGGCGCAACGTTTAGAAACTTCCAAGCAGGCGCCCAACGTAGTTATACAGCAGGAGCAGCCGAAGCGCATACTGCTAGAACAGGAGTTATACTAATATCAAATACAATTACTCCGCTGATTAGTCACTGGGGTAGTGCATTCCTAACAGACGGCGGCTTTGACGAAGATCGAGGCTATATTTTCTCATACGCTGCGACAGGTGTTCCTATTAGTACTACCAAAAACACTGCATTTATGATTAGACTTGCACCTAGTGTTTCAAACGCACTAGTCGGAGACCTAGGTGAAAGAGAACTACTAAACCGTGCGCAGTTACTATTACAAGGTCTTGAAATCACTTCAGATACCAGTACAGGTGGTATTGTTGTTCAGGGTGTACTTAATCCTCAAAACTATCCACTTGATCCGGGTTCAGTTACTTGGTCAGGACTAAGTGGGGTTGCCCAAGGCGGACAGCCAAGTTTTGCACAAATTGCTCCAGGCGGCGGCACAAGTTGGGCAACCGGCGCAGGTACAACTGCAACTGCTGCTATTAGTAGTAGCATTGACACTGGTGCATTTTCTCCATTAGAGTTTGGTGCAGCAGAAAATAGTAGTCCAATTGATCTTACTAATACTGTTTATAATGCAGCTGGTCCTGTATACTCGGGTGTTGAAATCTATGAGTCAGACAGCGGCGGAGCATATACAGTAGCTGGAGAAACTTTCCTTGTTACATCTGTTAACGTTGGTGGAAGCTCAACAGATATCGCCTTCCGAAGCACACTTGGCAGAACTAGAAAAAGACAAAACTTTAGTACCAACCCGCCGAGTGTGTTCTTTAGACAGCCTTCTTATACTGGACTTACAAACAAGCTAATTTTTGCAAAAGCAGTGTGGGAAGCAGCCGGAGCAACTGAAGGTACTCCAGTTGCTACTAGTGATACAAATTGGCCGGCAGGTACTGCGGTATCTAGTGTAGCATTGAAACAGCTTGGTGCAACTCAATTTTACGAAGTAACTTTTAACCAATCATCTACTAGTGCGTTAAGCGTAGGAAACAATGTTACGTTTGACTTTTCTGAGCCACCGTTTGCTCAACCTGGTGAAACTGTATTCTCATTTATTGCAAATCCAGGAGAACGTTCAACTCTGGACTTATCGCAGTTGAAGGAACTTACTAATACGCCACTCGGTGGCAGAGGCACATATCCAAATGGCCCTGATGTACTAGCAATTAACGTTTATAAGATTAGTGGTACTGATGTTGCAGCTAACATCATTCTAAAATGGGGTGAAGCGCAGGCTTAATGCGCTTCTATCCAGTCTGCAAAAGAACTAAGATCATCAAATATGATGGTCTTTTTCTTTATGTCGCGGTAGGTAAATTTGTTTAATTGTTGTTCAGTTTCTAATCCGTATCCAGTACGAACTAGTATAGGCGTTGCGCCTATTTTATGAGCAGCTTTTAGGTCACTCATTTTATCACCTACAAAATACCCTTTATTAAACTTAATTGTAGGATTTTCTTTTTCGCATCTTTTAAACATGCCGGTATTAGGCTTGGCATACATATCGCTTTTATGACTACTTGCACTATAATATATAGCATCCACACTAGGACATCCTGCTATGCCTAATAATTCGAACATATATCGATGAACATTTTCTACGTCTTCAATGTGCATTAATCCTTTATTAATGCCGCCTTGGTTAGTAATAATAGCAATTTTATGACCGTGTTTACGAAGTCTGCCAACTGCTTCTAAACTACCTTCAATTGGTTCAAAATCATTAGGATGAGTGACATATGTTCCTAAGTCGCGATTTAAAACTCCATCTCTGTCTAGTCCTATTACACACTTTGTATAATTTTCTGTAGACAGTAACGGCGCCGCTTGATTAATATATCTATTAGACATCTTCTGTGCTCTGACTATCACCTGCAGAAATTCTGTAATTATCTTCTACACTATCAGGTGTGCTAACTTCAGTAATGCTACTATTTGCTTCTATTGCAATAAGTTGATGCGGCTGTAACGGGGGATTGTGCCATACATCACCTTCTTTAAGTTCTTTTTCGTACATGCTTGCATCCTTAGTATCAATCCATTTTACCAGAAATCTTCCGTTATTTACAAACCACGTTTCGTCTTTTTCTCTATGAAAGTGCATACTAAATTTTGATCCGGGTCTCTCAAATACCATAATCTTACCGCAATATTTTTTATTAGTTGCCCAGATTAGTTCGTACCCCCATCCTTTTTTAATAAACCCTTCTAGTCTTGTTGGTTCATTATTTTCCATTGATATAATCCTCTATTTTAATCCATTGCATGTCTACTACACTATTTAAATTAGTTAAGTTTGCACAAGTGTACTTTTGGTATTGAGACTTTATGTTTTCTGGCATAGGTGTGTACATAATGCCGGCGCTGTGTTTGTTGGCAATAGTTTCTGCTACAGTTTGAAAACTTACAGGATTGCCTGTGCCTACATTAAATATACCTGATTGATCTACATCAAACATTTTCTCATGTAATTTGCAAATATCGTCTACGCAAACAAAGTCTCTAAGGTATTTGTCGCTATCTTCAAACAATGTAATCAGGCCATCTTCGCTTGCTTGATTTGTAAACTTAGTATAAGGACTCGCTTGATCGCCTTTGTGTTCTTCGCCTTCTCCATAAACGTTAAAGTAACGGAAGCCTTGTATTTTAATTTGAAATTCTTCTATGTATTGATTGATAAATCTATCAAACATATACTTGCTCCATGCATACGGCGATTGCGGAAGTAATGATCCATCTTCTGTAAAGTGGTCAGTTGGGCCGTATACACTTGCACTAGATGCGTATTGTAAGTTAGTACCAAAGTTTTCGCATACTTGTGCAAGACGCACACTAAATTCAAAGTTCTGTTCTAGTATTTGATTTACATCTGTATATGTAGTTGAGCTAATAGCGCCTAAGTGTATGCACCAATCGTAATCTTCTGTACTAGGAATAACACCAGGTTGCCATTCCCATCCTTCAACTTCGTGTCCTTTTTGCTGCAAATAGCTTGCAACATTTTTGCCAATAAAACCTTCGTGTCCTGTAACTAATATTCTCATTTGCTTGCCTCTATAATATTTGTAGTTGAATAACCTTCAACTGTAGGAACTAGATGCACTTCTGCTAAATCATGTCCTACCACTTGTTCTACTGTGTAGTCGCCGCCTTTAACAATAACATGCGGTTTTAAATCTTTAATTAATTTGTATGGAGTATCATCGTCAAATACAATTACTTGGTCTATCCAGGGTAGTATTTCTAACTGTGCTTTACGTTTAATTACATTGTTAACAGGGCGTGTTTCACCTTTAAGACGTTTTACACTAGCATCGCTGTTGATGCCTACAATTAGTTTTGTACCGAGTGTCTTAGCTTCTGCTAAGAGCTCAAAATGACCCTTGTGCAGTATATCAAACACTCCGTTAGTAAACACTATACGATCCTCAATATCACCTACAGTAAGCGTATATGTACCTACGTGTTTAACTGCTTCTCTAGAACCTTTAACTGCAAGTTCTAAACAATGTTTGTGATCGTACCCTCTAGTTAGGCCATATACAAATGCTGCTAAGAAACAATCTCCTGCACCTGTAACATCTGACACTTCTACACGTTCTACAGGAATATCATAAACTTCTCCATCAATTTTAGCAATAACTGGATTGCCTGCTTGTGTAATAATAATATTACCTTGCCAATTAATAAAGTATTCTTGAAATTCTTTTTCGTTAGGTTTTACTAGCCATGCACCTTCGTAATGATTTGCGTGTGTCTTAGGATCAACGATTACTTTGCATCCAAATTTGTTAAAGTGTTTAATAAGTTCTACGGACTCGTCTAAGTAGCCTTTGTTATAGTCACTCATTATAATATAATCGTATGCACTAAAATCAATTTCACGCACTCGATCTAATACTTCTACACCATCTGAATGTATGTCGTTATCTATGCGTGTGATATAATGTCCGTCACACATCACACGAGTCTTGATGCTTACTGGTTCATCTTCAGCATTAAACAACATAGAGTCTACGCCTAGACTTAATAGATTAGAATGCACTAGCCCGGCGCCGCCGATAGTTTCTTCTGTACGTTCGTGTGTAACTACAGGAACAGGTGCTTCTGGACTCAGGCGTGTGCTTGTTCCGTAAATATATCTATCAAGTATTACATCGCCAATTACTAAAACTTTCATATCACTATTATACTTTCTTTTGGGTTAACTGTCAAGAAGATTTATAGTTTTAAATACAGTTTCTAATTTAGTTAAATTGACTTTGCTTTGTAGTGTATTGCGAAGTCCGTGATGTAACGGCTTTGGCCACTTAGTAAAACTACACCATGCATATCCGTCGTGTTCGTTATTAAGTGTAGGAATAAATTCTTGCTCAACTACACACAGGTATGTATGAAAGTGGAATTTACTATCAGGCGAAACAAAGCTCTCTAAAGGCAGTGTCTTTTTAATTGCAGGAAATTGTCCAATTTCTTCTTGTATTTCTCGCTTGAGACCTTCCCATGGAGTTTCAGCACCCTCGTTAGTACCTCCAACAAGTCCCCATAAATTAGCCCGTTTTCCTTGAGCTCTATGAAGAAATAAAAATCTATTCGTATCTAATGTATAAAACAGCGCACCGCTACATGTAATTTGATTGTTCATACATATAATTAGCCTGCTAGTTCAACTCTCCATGTGCCAACTGGATAATCTCCGTCAATACTCAATAACCATTCGTTATTATTAAATCTGTACTGTACACTTGTATTTAAATTAGTAGTGTATGTGACATCAGTTGTAGTACTTGCATCAAATACAATATTCCACTTAGTGCCGTTCCATTCAACAATGTCGTTTGCACTTGCTATCAATGCACTTGTATCTGCGTTTTGCCAAGCAACTGGTGATTCAGTAGCATCTGCATTACCTACATCATCTAACAATAACAATCGTACACCACTTGTTTTAATAGCACTTGGATTAAAGTTGGTTGGGTCTATAATATAGTCTATACTAGTACGTCCGCTAATAACAGTGTCACTCGGAAAACTATCAGTATCCCAGTTAACTAATATTTTACCTTCGTCAAACGGACTTAGTGTAAATGTGCCAGTAACAGTGCTTGAATTATCTTGACTAGTAAAGAATACACGACTTACGTCAGCAGCATATTGGCCAGGGAGTGCTTCAAATATTTCTCTCCAATTTTTGTTACCAACAATGCCATTTGAATACAACTGAACAGTATCACCGTCAACAAATGCGCCATACGTTCTATAATTTACATTTGCCATTTCTGCTGCCGTTTCAGATTGTGCTTTTCTGCCAAATGCATTTTCAGTAATTCCTGCTCTTGGCACATCATCATACGCATTTAGTACAGGCTTACTTACACCATCTTCAATGGTACCTAAATTTTCATCAAACATGCTAGTGATAATGTTTGTAATAACACCCATTTTGCGTACTTTAGTTGGTGGACTAATATAGATAGGAATACTAAATGTAAGTGTACAAATATCTATCTCACTATCTACTCCAACCGGCACACTTCTATTTGACCAAGTTACATTTTCTAAATTAACAACACTAATACTAGTCCAGTCAATAAAGTTATCAGTAGTCTGCATTTCTAAACTTGGATTAAACAATACAAGTATTTGCTCTAATAGCTGTAGTTTTTGATCGGTGTTTGACGTCCATATGTCTGCGTTTAGTCGCATCATATATGGAGTGGGAATTAAACGTTCAACTGTGTAATTTTTACCTTGAGTATTTAAATACTCGCCTGCATCACTGTCCCATTCGCGTTCTCTAATATTAGTTTTACGTGTGTATGTAGAATCAGTTAGTCTATCTTTGTCTAGTTCTAATCCTGTTAGGTATACTGCAATTCTAGGCGCACTAGGTAGTTTGTTTTCACTATTTTCTCTAATAATGTTTGCTACTTGACGAGTTAGATCACCATAAGTAACAGGCACTTCTTTTTGTATACCTTTTCCATCTTGTACAGGAAAGTTTGCAAGTATGCGCATCATCTGCGTAAGGTATCGTCTTACTTGACCGTCATAAAAATGTTGCATTATGTATTATCCGCTTTTGGCCTAAGTGCTTTAGAAAGACTTTGACGTTCTTCAACTGTCTCGCCACTAATTTGACTAGTTTTAGTATTATTAATAAACGACGATTTTTGTGTTTGTCTTTCT